TGGTCATAGATGGCTTAATATAGAATTATTAAATCCAGAAACAGAAAACGTGGTTCCCTATGGCGAATTTCAATTGAGAATTCATAATATGAGGGAGGTAGATGATAATGCAAACGAGACTAATGTAATTTGGGAAGGTGGAGATTTTGATAAGATAATTAAATTTATTGAGAAGGAAGAGAAAGCAGGAGAATTAGATAAAATACATCTTATAAAAAAGACTAATTCTGTTAACTTTGAAAAAATTAAAGATATGCAGAATATTGAGGAATCAATCCTTAATAAATTGCAAGTTTTAATGGATAAATCTCATATAGATATTGACAATAATATTGGTGATTATTTAGCTGAAGAAATAAGAAGTTGGCTAAATAATAAGATCAAAGATGCGGAATTAGTAGAATCATTAGTACAAAGATGGGCTTATGGTAACAAAACCCAGAATATATCTCAAATATTAAAAGGAAGAGATAAGAAAATTTCTGATTGGGTAAGAGAGCAGGATAAGGAAGTAGATGATAAAATAGGGGAACTATTGGATCCTATTATTGAAATATTTTCCAGACTTGGAATAGCAGTATTAAAGAATCTTTCTGGAATTGCAGCTTCTAATCATGAATCTGTTTCTTTAGGTATTAAGAAGAAGGCTGAAGATGCTATGAAAAAAATCAAAGAATTTGTAGCCAAATCGGATGTTAAGGATATAAAAGATTTTGAGAAGAAGGTTAATTATTTAGAAACCCAATTAAGAAGAATAGAGCAAGCAGGAGGATTAGAAGGGGTTGCTCCAGTTGAAGGAATTGTTTTTGAATATAAAGGTAATTTATTTAAATTAACTGGTGTTTACTTGCCAGTACTTAAAATGATCAACTTTTTCCAATTTGGAAAGGATAAGTAATGAGAGCTAAAACTATAGACTTTGAAAGAGGTAAAAACCCTAAACAGATAATGGGGATTGGCGGGATAGATCCGTTTAATCAATTTAAAGTTGATTTTAAAGAATTGTGGGATAATACAATATCCTCATTTGATTCTCTTGTGGGAAAAACTATTACAGCTGAAATGGAAAGATATTGGATGGATGAGAGATCCCATCCTCAACAAGAGACCGGAGAATATACAATTCAGGTGGAAAGCATATTTAATAAAGGAATAGAAATATACAATGAACATCCACAGAATATCAGACCAATGATAATCTTTAAATCTGTAGGAGATTCCAAGAATAAGTATAAGTATACAGGAGAAAGCAAAATTAGTGTCCAAGGATGAGAGCAAAATTCATAAGGGGAGGGGATGGAACTCCTACAGACATTGGTTTGGGAAAATATAAAGGGATGCAAGGATTTCCTGAAGAAATTCAGAAAGTTGTAGTATTATTGCAAGAATCCGGCTATTTCAGGTCGGAATATGAAGATGGCTTTCAGTATAAAGACGAAAGATCCAATGGGGGAGGAAGTCAATTCTTTTGGGATTATACCAATGACACATATTCATATAGAGGTGCTAAAATTTTATGGGGATCCCTTTTTTGGCTCCCAGTAAAATCACCTAAAGCATTTTATGACTATTATAATGAAAAAGATGACTATTATATTGAGGGGGAACTTGATGTGGAAGCCTCATTATCCATTCAAAAAATAGATCCGAATTCAGATGCTG